AAGCCAGTGAATTCTTGGCCTGAGCCCAAATAGACTCGATCCGGGCGTTCCGCTCGGCCAAATCAGTAAGGGCCTGTGCCTCAGCAAATTGAGATTCAACCTCAGCAACCTTAGCCTTAAACTGCTTGGAAAGAGCATCCGATTCGGCAGCGGCCTTAGTGAAGGCAAAGAGAGAATTCTCCTGCTGGGTCTTAATAGTCTCGGCCTGGGTCTTAGCGGTATTAGCAGAGGTAAGTTGAATATTAGCCTCGGCCTGACGCGCCGAAAGAACCTGCTGGACACCTGAAGCAAAGGCAGGAGCAAGAGGGGACATAACATTACCGCCGGGCTGAGTAAACGGCTGAGAAGAGGGAGAAGAACCGGAATAAGAACCAGCATCAACACCCATAGCCTGAACACCGGATTCATCGGCAAAAGGAGACATACCAGCTTTCATACGGGCGATACGCTGAGCAGAAGGGGAATTGTATTTATTCCAATACTCCTGATTCTGCTTAGCCTCAAGCTCCGAAAGATACTGGGCATATTCCTTCTGAAATGCACGCTGACGGGCATTCTCAGCAGTAGCATACTTAACGGCACGCCGATTCATCTTACCAGCAGAAATGGCGGAAGCGCCCGCGCTACCAAGCGCGGCCGCACCACCAATAATTGCAGAAGTTACAAGAGCTGACATAACGAACTACTTTTTAAGTTCCTCGTCGGAAGTAACACCGAGATCATCCTCATGCTTCTTGCGCTCACGTTCGGAAGCAACTTCGACAATCTTTTCGATACGCTCGAACTTATCCAGCGAAAAATCCGTCGACGGATCAACCTGCGTCGTAGAATCCTCGTCATAATAATCTTCCGAGTTATGCTGAACACGATCACTGGGATAAACACCAGTCTCCCAGTATTCCTGCAAACCCTTACGAAGAGACTTAACACCATGAATAAGGCAATCCTTGGAACAAGAATGAACCACAACAGGCTCAACCAAATCCATACGGCGCGGAAGATCGGAATAAGAAAAACAATGCTTTTTCATGATCAAATAGTGTTAGGAACGTTAACTTTAGATTTCTCACGGTATACAGAAATTTCAGCCGAATTATCCAACACGAAATTCTGAGCGTTAGGATCAGTGTTGGCAAAGACATAATTATACATTGCCGGGAGGATATACGGAACAAAATCCGACGAAACATAGGTATTCTTAAGAAAAGCATTGAACGTCTCGACATCAAGAGTATCAACATCTTGCCCAAGCTCCTCAAGAAAAACTGAAGCGTCTGAAGCATCATTCGAATTGTAAATACTGGTACCGTAACGACGCTGGAAAACCCAATAATCAAGATCATTACACAAACGACCGTGAGGCTTGGAAACACTGGTCATAAGTTCAGCCCATGCAGGCTGATAACCTACGGCAACGTCTTCGTAAAAACTTGCTTTACCAACTGCAACGGTTCGAAGTTCAGCGGTACCCATATGATTCAGAACGTGAGAATAATCACCGCTACCAGTATCAAAAAAGACATTACCTAAAAGGGTAGCGATCGTAAGCGGCTGCATCTGAATATTATCCAAAGCAGGCGCATAACGCTGGCCGAGATTCGTCTGCAATAGGGTAGGATTCAGGTAGTTCGGGTACATAACCGTAGGAACAACCGAGGTGATCTCCATGAAATAACCGCTCTCATTGAAATGAAACGTACGGCGCTTGAAAGAATCACCACCGGACATCTGACCGCAGAACGAACCAAGCGGCGAAGAGGCATCACCAGAACCCGTAGTTTGGTAAAGAACGTTACTGCCAAGGCGACAAGTATCCGAACCAAGGAAGAGAGGAACAGTAGCAGATAGCTTCGGATCGACATCAAACTCGGCTTTAATGAAATCAGAACCACGACTACCGCCCCCGAATGCGAGATCACGGAACCGCTGAAGATGCGAAGCCGTCGAAATAGAACGAACCGAAACCGAATTCGAAGTCACATCGACCACCGTATTAGAAGTATTGAAACCCGACGTCTTCAACCAAGATTCCAGATAATAATCCGGAAAAGCCCGCTGAAAAATCGAAGCACGGGAGCACAGCCAAGACCAACCACCAAGGCCGAAACGACCTTCAGACTCAACAGCACCCATAGCAACAGACCACTGATTAGAATCAGAGGTAGCACGAGTAGTCTTTAACGTCAACAAAAACGTCTCAAGAGTACTCCAATCGATGGTATACTGACCAGCATCCGCAGAAGAAACACCTGTATTCAAATAACGATACAGATTCGTAGGAATCTTATCCCATTGCTGGTTAAGATAATACGAATAGATAATATCAAGATAACCAGCAACAGGCGTCATGTCCAAGACAAGACCGACAGGAACCCGGGCAGATACCGAGATAATCAGCCAAAGAACCCGGAGACACAAAATCTTTAACCGAAGAATCTTCACCACCGGAAAGGTCTTTAAATTCAAAACCTTTCTCATCGGGATGCACAGAATCGACGTTGATATAGTTATCAGCATCAACCAACAAAGACGGATAATAGACTTCATGCGGAGCATCGGTAACACCCGAAAAATTCATGGCAAGCTCAACATTATAAAGGCGATCCGGAATAAAAAAATATTCCTTCTTAATAAAAACACCACCGATCGGGGGCGCCAGGAGAGGCATAGCCTGCAAATAACTTGAAGGCTGGTAAGAAAAATCATCACCCGCAACAACACGGGTAATATTGGTGGGAATAAGAGCACCGTAAGAAGTAGTCGTCGGATTCTTACAACTCAAATTCAACCGGGATTTAGGATTTCGCCGACGCGAAAGAAACATCATTGCCATAACAAAGATTGATAAATTAATTCTTTCTGCCTGAAAGTTCTGTTTTTAAACTTCTTATTCACAAGGTCACGAAGCATAAGAGGGATATAACTATCGTTCCGACATTTTATCTGAGCCTTGTTAAAACACTTGGTACGATAATAACGAGGAATACGATAAGAATGGTTGTTAATCAAAATACAAAACCACGACTTCATGTTCTGCATCATATAAGAAGCAAGTTCCTTCAACTCGGAATCTGAAAGACGGCCAAAACCATGCGAAACATACAAACGGCCATTAAGTTTTTTCAAATCCTCAGAAATAGAACCGTAATGAACCGGATCGTCCTTGGTAATATATTTCATCACATAACGAACGCCTGCCATAGATCGAAGAGGATCAACCCAAGCAAGGCCATATTGCAACCAATGATAACGAACAGTCCACCAAGGCAACGGACAACCAAACATGATAGCATGAAAATGAAGACGATGAGAAGAGGGTATACCACGTTGCTTAGCACGCTTACCGTCTGCCACCTCAGAAACAAACAAAAACGGAAAACGTATTTTACGGTAACGATAGCGCTTAGTAACTGGGTCTTTATATCGCAAAGACTTATCTTTACGAAGCCGATCTATATATCGGCGAATAGCCTTGTAGGGCTCCTTACAGTACTCCGCATAAACTTCGGGCTTTAAAGTGAAGGTACAGAAATAGGTGTTGGAAAGGTCAAAACCTCTACGTTTCATAATGTTATAAGCACGAACAAACCATTCTTGACGACGTTTATTCAAACAATCAGCACACTCACCACAAGGAACACGAAGAAAATAATCTTCCATACCACTGAAAACACGCAAATTGAAATGCTGATCCTTAGCAATTTTCTTATAGTGGGGATTTACAACACGCAAAGGTTTTTGACACATAGAGTTATGAATTAAAAGTGAGAACCTCCAAGAGGTATATTCCTGATTTTGGGACGCGGCCTACCTTTTCGACCACCAGGACGACGTTCGTCGGGATAAGGCGGGGAAACTCGTAAAAGCGGCACGCCGATCATCATAAGAGCCAAAGAAACGTTTAAAGATTTCTTCCTTGGTAAGTTCGATGTAGATAAGGGTATTATTTGTTCCGAACAATTCTGATTCAACATGGTAAAAAAAACTGAATTGATAGAACTTGAGAGAATCGAGGGTAGAACGGAGTGAATCCGGGGCGGGGAAATCAAATACGAACTGATAGATACCCCGGAACTCCGCGAAAGAAATGCAGTCCCGGAAGAGCAAACAGACGACATCATAGGGCGATGCCATAATGAACGATCGATCTGGTTCGATAGCCATGCTGAATAATTTTTGTTTTTAATGACTTGTTCATACTTTACGGTATCATGATGGATACCTTCGCGCTGGAGCTTGAGATAACCAGTGCACGACGTAGTGAAAAACGCCGCAAGAGCCGCAACAATAGCAGCAACCAACGTCCAAAACTTTTTAGACGTCAGAATCGACTTAAGTTTTTCCATAAGAAACGAGATTTAAAGTGAAAAATAATTGACGAGAGAGGCTCAAATACGTCAAAAAACCCATAATTCTGAGGTGACATGATTACAGATGTAAATAACCATCTCACCGCAAATATATGAATTAATATTAACATTATGTTAAATAAAGCGAGTTGTGAAGACAGGCGATTGTACCGTTGCCAGGAATTTCTCCTTACCTATTAATAAGTAATTGCCAAGTGTTTCGGGAATAGACCACGTGCCGTCCGTTTCAAGGCGGAATCCGGGTTTGTCCGAATTTTATCTTCGTGATTTTATCTTTCCGAGAATCGAATATTCCGGGCATCTGCCCGCATGGATTATTTTAACGCTTTGTCGATGGCGTAAAACTTTCGAAGGTCTGGTCATCATAGAGCACGACGACGCGTTTGACATTCGCTTTGCCGAACAACGCCGGCGGAAACTGCGTCGCAGATCCGTCATGCCCGTCGGCGTCCTGCGTTTGTTTTTCATCCGCCCGAAGTCCGCCCGGCAGTGTCGGCGTGAAAAGGTCGTTGCCCGATTCGGGGGACGCCGTTTGTGCCGCCGTTGTACGGGAGGCCTGCTGGCCCGGCGAGGCTGCCGGATATTCATCCCGATACATTTTGTCGGAATCGAGCAGCAGCCAATCCGGATTGATCCGGGGAAACCTCCTGAGGATCTTTTGCAGCAAATCGAAGCCCGGTTTGTTGCGTCCTGCGAGAATGTGGGATATTCCGGCGGGATTGATCTCGAGCTGCTCTGCAAGCTGGCTCGGCTTCAATCCTTCGTTTTTCATCAAATCGAGCAATTTTTCCCTCATTTGCGTAATTTTTTACAAATATAAAGTTTTTTCTTTTGTAAAACAAGTAAAGTCTACATTTGTAAAATGTTAATAATTGTTGATAATGTTTACATCTGTAAAAGAAATAATATCGTTAAATTCATCCGGGCAGATTGTTATCCATTGTTGGTTGATATAAATATATGTATATTGCTGATAAATAGCATAATTATATGTTAAAATTACTCTTGGGGATCTGTTTTGCACAACCACTCTGTACCCATTCCGATATTGTTTAACTTAATTTGTATATAAATAGTATAACTTACTGGTATTTAGTGTGTATATATGTAGTTGTTTAACTATTTAACCTGTGTGTTTTTCGTTGTGGATAAGCTTTGTCTGCACTCCCCTACTGTTTTTACAAAAATATAAATCAACAGGGATTACGCTTGTTGTTGATTAACATTTGTAATTACAATTGGAAAGTACCCTCCCCTTTGATATTTACATTTGTAAATACACTACCCTTTTTCGATAAAAAATTCGATTTTCCCCGGTATTCCTGGTAACAGCAAGTGCTTTTTCGGCAAACTCCTGCTCTCCACAAATATTATGTTAAATAAAAAGAATGCGGATAGTGTTAATAACCCACTATCCGCTTATAATATAAGTAATTATATTTTTGTAAACAGCTCCTTATCCGAAGAGTTTTGCTGCAATTTCCCGGAACTCTTCCGG